CATCAGGTCGTTATTCAATTACTGTCACCTCAACAACTGCTTTTACTTTCTTAACTATTACGAGTAGCTCTACGAGCGGTAATGTAAAAGTCAATCGTCTTATAAGAGGGTTTGATTACACTGATTATGTTGGTTTCACGGTCACAGGTTCTGATGCGACAACAAAGGAAATAATTTTTCAACGTAAAGATAGTTACGGGGCTAAAACCATATCAGGACAGACTGCCACAGTTGTTCCAGCGCACCGAGGATTTACAGTTGGAAGATACCTTACCACTGAATTGAGATGGCAGTGTAGCTGTCAAGATTATACAAAAAGAAGAGGATACAATCTTTTTGCAGACAAAAATAAAAAGAGGTTTCCTGTTACACCTGTACAGAACTTAAGCCCAGGACAGACAATAAATAAAAACAATGAGCTGAGTAATAGCAGGGACAACCCAGGTGTTTTTGAAGATTTTGGCTATACAACTGTAAACAATTTTTACCAACTACCTGAGTATGAAGATACAGCGGAGTTTGCTTCTCAAACACTGCTTTACTATCAGCCCCGTTGGTGTAAACATATATATGCCTCCATGTGGGCGTTGATTCATGATGAAGGTGGTCAGCCGATTTCATTGTCTTCGTCGTACACACAGAGTGGTCCTAACATCACAATCAATGCAGTTGACCACGGGTTGGCACAGAATCAGCGCGTAAAAATTACTTTCACCAGCGGAGCAGCCCTTAGTGGAGATTATGTAGTTTCGTCAGTCACAGACTCTAATATATTTGTAATTGTCTACCCATTCAGCGATACGACAGCAGGATATTGTGATGTTTCGAACCTTCAACCACATGAGTATGTAGGAACCTGGCTTTTAGAACCAAGTGATCAACCTGTTGGTAAAGGTTTACAAACTTTTTACAAAAACTTTGAAAAAGAATCAATCAAATTAAAAGAAGCAGCTGAGAAATATGTACTTGATAGGCAATTTTTTGGCTGGGCTGGAACGCAAAACATCACAGGGCAGAACAATAATCCTGAAGATGTTGCTGACTTTAGAGCTTCGGCGCCTTCGATGTTATTGACAGACGATATCAGACGTAACGCTCAAGGCTTGCTTGACCGAGCAGGTACTGTTTTTAACACAACTAGCAGGTTTGCGCAGCTGGTGAACAAGCTTTTTAACCTACAACCTGAGGTAATTGAGAACGCAAAGTTTGGATTGATTGACCAACCTTTGAGTGAGTACACCGATGAATTTGAGCAGGGTTTTGTTGAGGGGGGAGAATATCTCAGCGGTATCCCGACAGAAAGCACAGCATCCGTTGTGAAGATTGAAGCCAGTACTTACAGCCCATTGACTGATCAAGATAGAATAGTTGATGCTGGTGCATACATCAATACTTAAATGTCGGTACAAATACTCTCCAGACGCTCCTCAGTTTTAAGAGACCGCCCATTTCCCACAAGACTTGGTGACGGTGAACTTGCTATCAATACAAATGTAGGAGAGCCAGGTCTATTTTTCAAAGATTCAGGCACTGGTTTAATAAAAGCAGGCCCGACCTTTGTAGGAGCTACAGCACCCAATGCCTCTGGTGTTGGCTTCACGAGTAACAGTAAAGGTGAGTCCTGGCTGGATACAGCAAGTACGCAGATACTTAAAATTAATGATGGCACCAGCTTTAAGACGGTGAAGGCTGTTGTATCAAGAAGTGCAGGCCAACCTACAAGTCCTGTCGATGGGCAGCTTCACTATGACAGCGCCGCCTCTAATTTTCTTATGTATGACGCAGATGCTTCTGCCTGGGTCACACTCTAACGAGATAGTAAGTGGTCCAGTATTCGGTCAAGCTTGGTATGCACTGACCCAATTTCACGTCTGAAATCTTCTTTCAGCACATATTCTTTTGTGATTTTGTCATAAAGAGAATCGTAATCCTTCTCAAGACGTTCAAAGCGTTTTTCGATTTTCTTGTTAAAATTGTTCAAGGCACGCGAAAGTCCCGTAAAGGCGCCAATGCCACCTGTGATTACAGCAGTTATCAATTCAGGTGACATGCTTGCTTCTCTTATCTATCTATTCTAAAGGGTCAAACAATTTAGAATTATTAATTATAGGGTTGAAATATGGCAACCGGCTATGAGCCCAATATAGAAGGCGCAATTGCAGTCTTAGTAGACCTAATGACTGCCAATGCCTTTACAATGACTCGGCAACCTTACGAGCCAAACTATCGTGGCTTGGTTGATGCAGTTATCGATCTGAAAGAAGGTTTTCCTGTATTTGCGCCGGAAAGGATCGGTTTTGACGCCACCACTTTCGAGGCCGTGTCTGACGGTGACGCGCTGTATATGAGGAGTAGCGATGGTCAAGTAGGTAAAGCGCAGGCTGATGGCACACAGGACGAAGCTCTTGTTGTTGGTTTCGCAGATGACGCTGCGGCATCAGGTGCAACTGTAAAAGTCCTTGTTGCTGGATTGCTTGATTATCCAAGCGCTATCGACCCCGGCGATGTGTACTTTCTCAGCACGACACCTGGAACTATCGCCACATCGCCACCTACAGGATCTGGCGAATTTGTAGCACGTGTTGGTGAAGGAGCAACTACATCTGAATTTAGTATTCAACTTGAGCCTCCAATGAGACTGAACTGATGGCAGGAGTCAGTAATTACGAACCATACTCTGCAAACGCTGAGGGTTTTACTCAAGTACTTATTGACTTGAAAGACACCATGGCAGGTAAAACTGTCTATGCAGTCGCTGGTTTTGGTGCTTTAGCATTTGAAAATGTGACTCAGGGTGCAGCTCTTTATTCACGTTCTTCAGATGGCAAGGTTGGTTTAGCGCGAGCTGCAGGAACGCTTGATGAAGCTACTGTTGTCGGCTTTGCTCAGACCGCAAAGAATACAGGCGAAGAAGTGCGTGTTCTTACGGTTGGTGTCCTCGCTACTTCTGGTTTAGATGCAGGAGATCCGTTTTACCTTGCTACAGGCTACGGGGGTATAACGGCAACACCACCATCGACAGCTGGACAATATCTGGTGAGAGTAGGTGAGGCGTCTACAACAGCGAACTTAATCATTCAATTAGAACCTCCGATTCTTCTGAGTTAATTTTTACCACTGATAGGATAGATCCATGGCAACAAAAAACTCATTAATCCTTAATTCAGGGTTTATCCAGGAGCTGAACACCTCTTCGGATAAGTTAAATCTTGCTGGAAATAGTACTTCTGATCTGTCTGAAGGTACTAATCAGTACTTTACAAATGCCAGAGCAAGAGGTGCAATATCTGTTACTGATTCCGGAGGTGATGGGTCTCTTGCTTACAACTCAAGCACCGGTGTAATTACTTATACAGGACCTAGTGCAAGTGAAGTACGTGCTCATTTAAGTGTTGCATCTGGATCAGGACTTACGTATAACAACGGATCAGGAGAATTTGGTACAAGTGCAATACCAAATAGCCAGCTAGCCAACAGCTCGTTAACGGTCGGTTCGACAAGCATTTCACTTGGTGCCACCGCAACCACGGTTACTGGTCTTACGTCACTCACATCCACCACACTTGAAGGTACAACTACAGTACGAGTTGGTGCAGCAGATGCAGCAAATGGAATTCTTCTAAATTCCTCTGGCATTACATTCGAAGGTTCTAGTGCTGATGCGAACGAAACAACTATTTCAGTAACGAATGCTACTGCAGATCGTTCAATACTTTTTCCAGATGCCGGTGGCACTGTAGCGCTGCTCACCTCTTTAAGTGCAAGTAACAGCGGAACGGGCCATGGATCTTTAGCGTATAACAACTCAACAGGTGCTTTTACTTATACAAAAGTTACAGCTGCAAACATAAGAGGTGAAATCTCAGTCACTGATTCCGGAGGGGATGGCAGTCTTGCTTATAACAATTCGACAGGAGTAATAACTTACACAGGGCCGAGTGCTAGTGAAGTGCGTGCTCATCTAAGTGTGGCATCTGGATCGGGACTTTCGTATAACAGTTCAACAGGGGAGTTCGGTACAAATGCAATACCTAATTCTCAACTAGCAAACTCCACAGTAACAGTTGGCTCTACCTCAATTGCTTTAGGTAGTTCAGCCACCACTATTGCAGGCTTGACATCAGTAACTTCAGCTGCAGTGGTAACTAACGATAGTGGCTTTAGAGTTAGAGATAACTCAGACAACACAAAACAACTTGCTTTCGAGTGTTCTGGTATAGCATCCTCGACAACTCGGACGATGACCGTTCCTAATTCGAGCGGAACAATCGCTACAGAAGATTTTGCTACCGCAATTGCAGTTGCATTAGGATAGATCTATGGCAACCCAAGTACAATTTCGCAGAGGCACAACTGTCCAGCATTCAGTCTTTACAGGCGCTGCTGGTGAAGTTACTGTCGACACTGATAAGAATGCATGCGTAATACACGATGCAGTAACAGCAGGAGGCTTTCCTCTTCTTAGAGATGATGGGAGTAACTCTCAACTTGCCTTAGGCTCACTAAGTAGTTGCGCTTTAAAATTTGCCTCTGATCCCAACACCGGAATTATTTCACCGGGACCTGACCAAGTGTCATTCGTGACGGGTGGTGTTGCTAGGCTTACAATAGATTCAGCTGGCGCTATTAGCGTTCCTGGTAATGTCACGATTACTGGAAGTTTGACAGTAAGCGGTGCATTCGATTCATCCGAAAACCTCGCTCTGATTGTCGCCTTAGGATAATATGGCAAACACTTTTAAAATCGACACCAAGTCAAGCCTCGTTACTACGGTAATCACAGATTCCGCAACTAACGTTCTGACTGCAGGAAACACTGCAACCTTGGTTTTGCTTAGCTGTCTTGTTTCGAATAAAGCCAGTAGCAGCGCTGATGTTGATATTTATCTGGTCACAAACACCGGCGACGATGTTTATCTAATTCGGAATGCGCCAGTACCTGCTGGCTCTACCCTCGAGGTGATTGCAGGCTCAAAAATTATTCTTGAATCAAATGATGTGCTTAGAGCACGTAGCAATACAGCAACATCTTTAGACTTATCAATTAGTTACTTAGAGCAGACTCCTTAATAGGTCATGGGTTTAACAACTAATGAGGCCACAGAATTAGTAAAGGCGTTAACTCTTCGTGTAGAGGAGCTGGAGGCTCTTCTTAATCCCGTCGCAATTCTTTCGCAGGAAGATTCTTCTTGGCGTGTAGTAAGACAGAAAAGAGACGCTCTTTTACGTTCCACTGACTGGGTGATGACCCCAGGTTCTACTATTGATCAGGCTGCTTGGGCTGCATACAGACAAGCACTTCGTGATCTTCCTCAAACTTATCAGGCTGCTAGATTAGAAGATATCAGTTGGCCTGTCCAGCCCAGTCTGTAAAAATTTTAAATGGCTTACATCGGTAACGACCTTGAGGTAGCTTTTCAAAGTTATCTGATCATTGATGATATTAGTTCTTCTTTCAATGGCAGTGTTACAAGTTTTGCCCTACAAGTAGGTGGCGCAGCGCCTGTACCTTTACCAATTAACCCCCAGCAATGTTTAATTTCAATCGCTGGTGTTATTCAGGAGCCTGATCCTACAGGTTCTTCTGGTTTTAATCTAAGCGGCGGTAATATTGTATTTAGCTCAGCTCCATCAGGTGGTGCAAGCTTTTTTGGTGTAATTCTTGCTGGCGCTGATTATGTCAATGTAGGTGTTGATTTCCCTGCAGGCAGTAATACTGCCCCGTCGATTACCTTCGTCACGGACAAAGATACTGGGTTCTTCTCTAAAGCAGCTAATGAGATTGGCATTGCATGTGCTGGTACTGAGGTTGGTGTATTTAGTGCTACTGGCCTGAGCAGTGGCTTTGCTGACGGATCTGCTGCTAGTCCAAGCATATTTTTCACGTCAGATACGAACACAGGTCTTGCACGTCCTGCGTCTGACGAAATTATTATCACGACAGGTGGTGTTGAGCGTGCTTCGTTTGGCAGCGCAGAAATTGTATTTAACGATGCAAGTAATGATTTAGATTTCCGCGT